CTGGAGAAACAAAAATAATGTTTTTAATAGTATTTATAGCACTATTTTTTAGCCTTTGGGGTTGTTATTTATATCCAAAAAGAAAAGCCCTGTTATGCTGGGCTATATCTTATCCATTGGCTTTTTTCGCATTATTCTATGCATTTGGTAATATCTTTGGATAGTTTATCCATTTTTGGAGTTAATGATTCAATGAGTTCTTTTGAATAATCGTAATTTTCATTATTTAAAAGAATGTCAGTGATTTCATCAATTGATTTTCTGCACTCATCATCAACAACAATATAAAGCTTCTGTGCAGAAGACAAGTAGTTTTGAAGTGCATCTAAATTTTTTGGATTTGTAATTGTTATTGATAGATTTTCAAAATAATCATTTACATAACCGATTTTGGTTGAATATAGGGTGTTAAGTTTTGAAATTTTGTATTGTGTTTTGTTATTGAAATATGCTGCTAATGTTGGTGATAATGCAGCACCTAAACCAATAATAGCTATGATCCATTGATCTAAGTTTTCCATTTATTTCACCTCGCTTTCTAATTAGATTTCGATATTGCCGTACCGATAATTTAATTATAAAGAGGGGTTGAATAAATCTAAATAAAAATTTGCAAAAAGTTATTGTTGCTTTATCAAATACATTACAAAAAGGAGAAAGGAGAATAGTTATGACTAAAGCAGAACAGGTTGAAGTTATCAGAAAGAAAATAGAATTTGAAAAGGGTTTTCTTGACGATGAGATTAAAAAAAGAAATGAAGCAAGGGAAGTATTTAAATATTGTCCAATTGAAAAAACTCAAGAAAAACAATCTGAACTTGATGCGTGTTGTAACAGCGTGAATAACCAATACATGTATCTATGTGGTGTTCTTGATACAGCTCGCAAATTAGATCTTATTTCAAAAGATGAATATAACAAGCTACGTAACCAAGTATTTGCTAAGACTTCTGATTCTTAAATTATAAGTTCACTGGTCAGTAAGAAGTTAATCTTATTAAAAAATAAAATAGAAAGGAAGTGAAACCCTCTTTCTCTATTTATTACATCACCATTAAGGTTAGCTTCTTTCTGATCAGTGACTAGAAATGTTACTGGTCATCAAAGACTGATCTATCAAAAGCTTCGCGTGTTTTATTAATTTGTCCAACATTCAAAAAAAGATAGATTGGTCTTTCATGGCCAGTAGAGAAAGGATAGAAAAATGATGTTTAAAATAAAGAAATTATTAAGAAATAAAAAAACAGATAGGGTAGTAACTTGTATAAATATAGCAGTTATAATCATTGCTTTTATTAATATATTTGTTTGGAAAAGTTTATGGTTTTGTTTGGCAGTCGTTATTGAATCGATTTTATCATATTACTTTTTAAGATTATGTAGGAGAGAACGAATAAAAAGGGAAGCTGCAAAAGATATGATTGATAAATACTTTTTGGAATCATTTGAATTTGTTCGAAACTATGTATCAATTCAAAAATGCATAGGCAAAGATGCAGTTTCTAAACTGGTTATGATAAAGATTAAACGTAACATAGATTTGTTTTGGTTTTCACTATTTGAAAATTTAATTTCTTGGGAAGAATACAAGTTTTTAAGAAATTGTAATTATGATCTTATAGATATATTAAATTTTGAAACTGACGAATACGAAAGGATAACCAATGATGAAAAGATTATCGGGTAGAGGATTACTTGCTGTCATTATCATAGCTCTTTGTATGTCTAAATTAACTGTAATAGCTTTAACAAGTATCCTTGATATGATTTTCAAATAACAGATATTTGATATCTGTTAGCAAATATAGAATACCCCTTTTCTACTGTTACTGATATAAATTCTATATTTGCTAAGAGGTACTAAGTATCTCTAAAGACTGTTATTTATGCTCATTTTAAAACTTCCTTCAAAAATATAAAACTATTGCACGGGTTTTAAGTAACGGTCTTTCTAATGGCTTGTTGCTTCTTAGAAGCTATAAAGGATTTTTCCAAACTTTGATACCATCCCACTTTATAGCTTCTAAGAGGTTTTAATAAACCTCAATAGAGGACATCAAAAATACCTTTAATCAAAATTAAAATCACAAACTTTTATGAAGAGAAAAGTGACGTAATGATTTTTTCTAGCTTCTTTTACGCAATTTATTAATTTTGATGTCCTTTGTTTTTTTAGAAAGGAGAACTGAATATGACATGAAATAAAAAAAGGAACACCACTTATAAATGATGTTCCACAAACATTACAAAATAGATTATAGCAAATATAATCAAAAAATCAAAACCAAAAGAGGATTAGTTAATGGCTACATTAAATAAAATCGATTTATTAGTAACTGATAAAGAAGTTTATCGTCTTTTTGTTGATGATGTAGAAATTCAAAATATCAAGAAGTTGCACTTAATCAAGAAAGCGGATGATACTTCTGAAATCACTGTTACTTTTAAAGGTAAATTAAAAACAAAAGAAAAATAGAAAGAAAAGAGGAAAAGAAATGTTAGCAAAAGCAATTGAAAAGATTCAAGAATTAGCAAATGAAAAAGAAAGATGTCAGGTAGAAGAAAAAGTCTTATTTGAACAAGGCTATATCCATCAAGGAGACATATTGACACGTTATACAACTCCTGAAGTTGAAACTGTTGAAGTAAGAAGTCTTACTGCTCTTACACAAATGATTAGAAGCTTTTTAGAAAATGATGGTAAGACAATTCAATGTCATTTACCACTTATCGTTACTGCGGTTGGAAATAATATTAAAGTTCTTAGCTCTATTGATCATACTTATGAAAGACAGTTGATTTTTACTGCTAGACCAATTGTTCCTGATGTTATTCTAGACAGATTTATTCCTGCAGAACAAATGATCATTAATGTCAATACATGCTTTGAACAAAATGAAAATGCCGAAGCGTTTATTAAGAGTATTTCAAAATTATATAAAGTAAGCACTGTTGAATCCGTTGACAACGGTATTGGTGCTACATTAAAAGTTACTGAAGGTATTAATACTGATGAAACAGTTGTAATCAATCCAATTGTAGCTTTAAAACCAATTGCTACATATGATGAAGTCAATCAAATTGAAAGAAAATTCAATTTACGTGTAAATCATGAGGGTAAAGTTGCGCTTATGGTGTGTGATAAAGGTGCTTTTGAAAGAAAAGTACAAAATCAAATTAAAAGTTTCTTAAATGTTGCTCTTGATAAAAAAGTTAAAGACGGTGCAGTTATTTTAGCTTTATAGGAGATACTAACTATGAGAAGTAGATCTATTCTAGATATTGAGGGTGGAAACATCATCCACCAAATTGATAATGAGTTAGAAAGAGTTATTTATAATATCAATGATGAAAGCACTGATTTAAAAGCAAGAGAAATCAAGATAAGCATCAAAATCACACCAAACAAGAAAAGAAATGAATTAGCAGTTAAATATAATGTTACTTCAAAAGTATCACCTAAAGATAATGAACCAATTACTTTAGTTAATTTAAAGGAATTTGATAATGATACTGGAGAGTTTTTAGGATCTCGTTTATCAGAGGCAAGCGGAATTGTTCCAGGACAAATCAATCTTTCAGGCGAGGTTGCCAAAGAACTTCCGCCAATTGTTATTGGGAGTAAATTACAAGAAAAAAATGAAGTTGTTTCAGGTATATCAAAGGGGTTAATTGATTAACTCCTTTTAAAAGGAGTTATAAGTTATGGAAAATATAAGCAAAAAAGACGGATTTATTTTTTATAGAAGTTTTTATGATTCGATTAATGCTTTAGACGAGTCAATGCAACTAGAAGTGTATCAGGCACTCGCTGAATATGGTTTATCAGGAGAAATCAAAGATGATCTATCACCGATAACCAAAGCACTTCTTACTGCAATGATTCCAACGATAGATAACGCAAATAAGCGTTATGTTGCTAGTGTTCAAAACGGTAAAAAAGGCGGTCGTCCAAAGAAAAATAAAGAGGTTAAAGAGGAAGTTAGCAAAAACCTAGAAAAACCTAACCAAAACCTAAATAAACCTAGACATAACCTAGAGAAACCTAGCAATAACCTAACAAAACCTAACCCTAACCCCTCTGTATCAGTATCTGTATATGATACTGATACAGAGGATATGATAAAAGATAAAAAGATAAAAGAGAAAGATAAAACAGTTGCGCAAGCGCAAAGCTCTTTAAATTACATTACTGAACTTCTTTTAAAAAAAGAATTGATTTATGAAAACGAGGTTCAGTTGATTGATGATATGATTAAATCTTATCTTTCGTCCTTTAGTGCTATTGATATCAAATGCAAGTGTGAGTATATCCTGGAAAAGATGAAAGAAAAGGATTTAAACAATCGAATGAATTATTTCAAGAGTTCATTTGAAAAGAATATTTATCAAGACTTTGCTAAAGAAAGCAAAGAAACCAAAAAAATAGAGAAGATACCAATCGACAATGATGCATTGGATATGCTTTCTCAATACGATTAGGAGGGAAGTGTATGCTTGTCCAAGTATCAAGAGAAAACTTGAATGAGGAAGTTAAACTTGCTGGAACAAAGGATGTAAACAATGAGTTTATTGTTCTTTCAGCAATATCATTGCTTGTCTACGTTTCAAAAAAAGAAAATATGGGTGTTGATGAACTGTTGGACAAGTGCCATTTGAAAATTAAAGAAATGAAAGTTAAAAATTTGTAATTTAAATTTATTACCGAAAGTAGGGATAAGTGTGAGAAAATTGATTATTAAAATTGCATCAATTGCAGTATGTATTTCAATGTGTCTTCTTTTGCTTACAGGAAAGAAATATCATATTTTGTCAATGTTAGCTTGTTTTGCAATTGTAGAAATAGCATTACTTCACACTCTTTATGAAGAGTTAAAAGAAGCGGTTGAGGTGATTAAAAGTGGCAAAGAGAAGAGTTAAGTCGTTCAAAGGACAAAAAGAAACATTACCAATCAAAGATAGAAGATTGCTCAACTCATTCATGAATAATCTTCTTCTCAAAAGAGATCTTGCAACTACGGATGTTAAGAGATATCAAGCTGATCGCAATTACATGATTGCGCTATTAGGATTTAATACTGCATTTAGAGCAAATGATTTGCTTCAATTGAGGGTCATTGATGTAAAAAAAGGTTATTTGCACATCAAAGAACTGAAAACAGGAAAAATGCAACATTACCGCATGGATAAAAGACTTCATAAAGATATTCTTGATTACATAGAGAGAAATCATCTTGCAGATCATGATTATCTCTTTAGAGGTCAAAAGAAAAAACAAGATGGGGTTTCTTATGTTTTGCCTCTTACTCGTGAACAAGGGTATAACATCATGAAGAAAAATGCAGATGATGTTGGTGTCGTTTCGACATTTGGAATGCATTCACTTAGAAAGACTTTCGGTTATTTTTATATAAAAAATGGTGGCAATGTCATTACGCTTATGAAAATGTACAATCATGATGAACCAGCAACAACACTTAGATACGTTTGTTGGGATAATGATGATGCAGAAAAAGAAAGAAGCAGGGTATACATTGCTGCTACAAAGTAGAAATGAGGAGCAAATCATTAAAAATGAGAGTTGCTAGAAAGTATGATTTGGAAACGGGACAATATGAAGATTATGCATTGCCTGAAGAATCTACATATTATGAAGATGATATGAACAAGAAAATTGCTTGTTGCGAATGTGGTAAGAAAGTCATTTATGGAATTACTTATACATCGAGAATTATTTTGGATAAATACGGTTTCGGATATGCAGTTTGCAAGGAATGTTATTTTAAAAATGATTTGAAAGATATTGTCAGGAAAGGATAAGGCTTATGAAAATAAGAGAACAACTAAAAGAAATGTTTCAAATGCAAAGAACATTGAATAAAAGCATTTTAGATGAATTCGGTGAAGAATCTATGACCGAAGAAAAATTAGAATTAGCCATCATTGACGAGCTAGGGGAATTAACGCATGAATTAAAAGGGGATTGGTGCTGGTGGAAAAAGTCACAAGCTCCAGTTAATCGTAAAAGAGTTCTTGAAGAACTTGTAGATGTTTATCATTTTGTTATGACGAGTGAAATGATGCGTAAGTATTCAAGCACAGATGAAGTAATTGATAGCATTTTAAATAAATATGAATTTTCAATTAATCACTTTGATGAATTAGAAAAAGAAAGACTAGATTATTTGATCGGTGATATTTCATATAGTTATGATAAATTGACAGTTTTATTGCAATTAACTAAGTGTTTACAATTCTCATTTGATGATGTCTATCAAGAATATCTTAATAAAAACAAGATCAATTATGAAAGGTTAAAAAATGGATATTAATCATGACTGATAAAGAATGGGTTGAACTTTGCAATGAACGTCATATAAAGGTTGTGGATTTTGACTATAGAAATTGCACAAGAGATAAAGCCATTGCAGCTTTAAATTTATTTGAAGAGGCACATTCTATAGCATTTTCAAACTCTTATGAAAATGATAATGAGACAACACATTTTTTTGAAGAACTTATTAAAGCAAAAAATGGATATATTGATGTACTGGACAGTATAATTATGACTCTTCGCGCTCCTTATAGAAAAGCAATGAAAAAAATCCGCAAAAATATGAAAATGCTTTTTCGTGAAATACCCTATAAAAAAACAAGACTACCTAGAAAATTAAAGAAAAAATATAAGAAGTTAGGTATTTATGATCAATGGAAAGAAGAAAATTTGTAAAGTAAAGGTGATTAACAATGTCAACACATAAACAAATATCCAAGAAAATTAGAATTAAAGTATGGGAAAAGTACAATCATCATTGTGCATATTGTGGTTGCGAACTTGAATATAAAGATATGCAAGTGGATCATATTGATTCCGTTTATGTCCATTGTGATTATAAAAAGAAAAAAACATTAGATGAAATAAATGAAATCAGCAATTTAATGCCATCGTGTAGGCAATGCAATTTTTATAAGTCAACTTGTAGCAAAGAAGATTTTAGAAAACGATTAAGCGTTGTTTTAATGAGAAATCTACAAAAGACATTTCAATATAAATTAGCATTAAAACATGGATTAATTGTTGAAAACACAAAACCGTTAGTATTTTATTTTGAAAAACAGGAGAATAAGAGAAATGAATAAATATGAAAAAGCGTTTAATCATTTGAGAGAACACGCATCATTCAATACAGTGGATGAAATGATTGATATTAAAGAATTAGTAGAAAAGGCAACACCTAAAAAAACATTAACAGCATTTGCTGATGGCGTTACTGCTGATGGTTCAATTGTTCAAAAAACAGCATTAGTATGTCCTTCTTGTAAATCACTTTTAGTAGAAAGACAAAAATATTGTCCTTCGTGCGGACAAGCACTTGATTTGATGGTTGAAATGAAAAATGTGGAAAAAGAAACTAAAGAAATAGTAAATTCAAATAAATCTATAAAATTAACTTGGGTAGATTATGAAGTGTTGAAATTTTTACAAAAACAAGGAGTTAGATATATTTGTAGAGATAAAAACGATTGCCTGAATTTGTGTGAAAATATTCCTGAACGTGATTTGCATGTATGGATTACAAGAGGTGAATATGAATATTGTACAGATTGGTTTAAAGAGTTATTCAAATTTGTTAAATGGGAAGATAAAGAACCTTATAAAGTTCAAGATATTCTAAATAACTGTGAGGTGTTTGAAAATGTTGACTAAAGAAATATGTAAGCCGGCTTTTGAAGATGTTAAAAAGTATGGCGAAAACAATATTCCACCACTAGCAATTGATATCTTCAAAAGATTGATAGAGGAGCACTTTAACCCTCAACCTCTTAAATTTGGAGATTTAAAACGTGATATGTGGATTATTGATAAAAGAACTGGAAATATTATTCAAGTAAAAAAAATAGGAACAAATGGAGCTTTCAGTTTTGAGACTGTAGATGGAAGTGTTTATATTACATCTTTAAAAAAAGACAGATTTTACCCACTTTCACAATCAATAATGGAGGAAGATAAATAATGAAGAAAATATTAATCATATTAGCAAGTGTATTTATTTTAACTGGATGTTCAAAAGCATCTAGAGTCAATTGGAATATTAGAGAAGATGCAAATAACTTTAAAATCACAAGAAAGGTTGTTGCTCTTAACACAAGAACAAATGATCCATTGTTTTCTGTTGAAGGAAAGATTTCTCTTGATAGTGATGAAGATGGAGATTTGAATGTAACAATCAAAACTGGAAAGGGAAAATACAAATTATTCTACGCACATCTTTCTAAGGATGTTACATACACTTGTATTCAAACAGAAGCAAAGAAAGAAAATCCTTACGCTTATGATATTCAATTCTTCCCAGGAAAAGAAATCATTGAAAATGGGATTATTGATGTTAAATCAAGCGAATAGGAGTGGTGAAGATGCTCAATAGAGAAGAATGTGAACAAGCGTGTCTTTATCTATTATCTCATTGTTATGAAACAGATGCACCAGCTTTAGAAAATGGAGATAAGGATAAAACTTATACATTCACACCTGCAGGCTTTGAAGAAAGTAAAATTTTCAAAAGATTAATTGAGGAGCATTTTACTTCTCAACCTCTTGAGTTTAAGGATTTAAAAGAAGGGATGTGGGTATATGATGCTCCTTATGAAGAAATTGTAAGAATTAAAGAAATAGAATCTAATGAATGGATATTTCTTGAATACATAAAATCCAAGGATCTATCTAATACGTTTTTTCAAGAAGGAAGATTCTATCCAATCAAAATACCAGTAATTGAAGGAGAAAATAAATGAAAAAAGGTGATTGAAATGATAATAAATTTAATACGTTTTATCATAACTGACTGTCTAATATTCTTCTACATGGTGTTGCTTGGGGCAGTCAATCTAAATAGAACAAGTGAAAACTTTAAATGCGTATGGAACTTACTACACTTTTTCCTAGTTATTGGTATGATCATATATTTTGTGTGGTGAGGTGATGAATAATGAGTAAACAATATCAAAATACACAAATAGTAAAACACGCTTTACAGTATTACATCACTAGACCTAATGCTAGTGAGAGAGATTTAAATAGAGAAAAAAATCTATTAAAACAAGTTGAAGAAGAAGTAGAAATGTTAAAACAAAAATATGGCATCAATCAAGGAGATATTAAACATGAAGGATAATGTTTTAATTGCAATATTAAATGTATCGATTCTAATAGCATCAATATTTTTAATTTGTCATTTCAATAATGGGCTATGGATCCTATTTTATATTTTATTTCATTTTGTTTTATCAAGTGAAAAAGAAGAGAACCAAAAGAAAGGAAATAAGTAAGATGACAATCAGAGAATATTTTAAAAATAGTAAGAATACTGTTGAGAAATTTCTTATACAAAGAGAAGGAAAAGCAACAGTAGTTGTACCAGGTACTGAAAGATTTAATCTAAATAAAGATATCTTAGATTGTGAAATAAAATCAGTAACAAGAAGTTCTGTAAATGAATATGAAGAAGAAACAATTAGTATTCATATCTAAAAGAGGTAACTAAATGAAACATCCAAAGAAGATTAATTTATCAATGAAGAAACTGATAGCTGATAATGGATTAGATCCTAAAGACTATTGGTTTATAAAAAATACTGCAGATGAATTAGTAATAATTCATAAAGAAACAAGTAAAGTAATTTCACTTACTAAGTAGTCAAAATACACTGATTTACGATAATCAGTAGCAACGGTTAAATTTTTTCTAAATCTATGAACTGAAATATATGTGAAATCAATAGATTTAGAAGAAATTAATCGTATAAAAAAATTTAACACTTTTAGGGATTATAGGAAATTTATTAAGAGAGTTGAGGAGGTTAAAGATGAAAGATTTTATTTTGTTTTTGGTTAGAATGAAATTAAGATTAAGAAAAGGTCAACGGTTCAAATTTAAGAATCAATCCAACAAAGAAGAAACATTTGTAATTGATGATAAAGTTCTCAAGATAACAAAAGTGAAGATAGGAAGAAATGATAGAATTGTACCATTCATTGATAGGTCTAATTTATCTTTGAACTTTCTACTATCTGATGAAGCAAAAGATATGATCATAAGATTATAGGGTAATTTTTTCTGTAAAATGTAGATATTATTACACCAATTATTTTTTTAGGAAAGGTCATGATAAAATGAACGGTTCGTTTTTGGCAGGTGTATTATCGACAATCATAGTTGAGATTTATTTGTTTGTTGGAATAATGGCATATTATAATTACAAGAGGAAGAAATAAAGGAGAGGATTTGAATGCACATTGCAATTCATAAATTAGAAGTATTAAAAACTGAAATTCGTATGTATAAAAAAATGCTTCAAGAACGTGAAATACTCGTTGAGGAATATAACAAACCTTTACAGGAGATGCAGGATGAATTAGCGGAAGTAAAAGAACAATTGAAAAACGTTAGATCTCCTGCAGGTAATAGTCTTAGTGGCTATGTGCAAGAAAAGGATAGTAAGTATAATTCTTTGATTACAAAAAAAGATGAATTACCAAAAGAAATTGCTAATTATATTCAAGAGAATGAGAAAGAATACTTAGCTGATTTAGAATTCTGGAATGTGCGTATTGAAAATGCAGAATACTATCTAAATAAAATGGATCCTCTTGATAGAAAATTTATTGAGGATTTCTATTACAACCGTACAAAAGATGAGTGTAAAAAGCGTTACAGCATCACCAGTAACAAAACTCTTTACGGGAGAGTTGATAGGATTTTAGAAAATTTATTAGAAAAATAATAAAAAATTGTGCTCATGGGGAAGATTCCCTTTAAATTTTGTGTTATTATGATAATGCAAGGTTTATGAAAAAGCCTACATGATGTCGATAAATTTATACAAAAGAGATAGTTCGTCTATCTCTTTTTTTGTTGTAAAGGAGAATTGATATGACACAACCGCTAAAACCACATCATCATATCCACTTTAGAGAAGAGACAACTGAATTTTATATACATAATCAAAAGTATAAAAGGATTAAGTATTCTTGCTATGTTCCTAACTGTCACCATTGTTATTACAGAACTGTTAAGTGTAAAGATAATGGCTAGAGAATTTGCTAAGAAGTTTTATCATTCAAAAGCATGGGAGCTTGCAAGGAATAGTATTTACCAACGTGACATGGGATTGTGTCAAAAGTGTTTGATTGAAAAGAATGAAACAGTTCCTGGAGAGGAAGTACATCATAAGATATTCTTAAGACCATCAAATATCAATGATCCTAACATTACATTAAATCCCGACAATCTAATTCTACTTTGTAAGGATTGTCATATCGGTATTCATAAAGCTACAACACATAAGAAACGTAAGAGGATTGTTATGAACGGAACATACATTGATGAACAAGGACAATTACAAAAGCAAAAGATAATCATAGTACATGGAGCACCAGCGAGTGGAAAGACATCATATGTTAAAGAGCACATGAATAAAGGTGACATGGTTGTTGATTTAGATTTGATTAAGGAATCAATAAGCATGTGTGATAAACGAGATACTCCTGATACATTGCTAGATACAGCTAATGAAATCAAAGAGTTATTGTATCGTTTGATTGAAGAAAGAAAAGTAGATGCCAAAACTGTTTGGGTAATAGGCATGTTACCAACAAGAAAGCAACGCAATGAACTAGCTTCAAGACTGCACGCTGATGAGGTGGTTCATATCGAAGCAAGCATTGATGAATGTATTGAGCGAATGCTCAAAGATGAAACGCGAGCCGACAAAGAAAAGCAAATGCAGATTATAGACAGCTACTTCGGTTACTACCAAGCCCCCCTCTCAAAATGAGTGGTGATAGATCCTAAAGGACCGATGGAGGCAAGCTCTTTATAACGCACAAAGTCGCACGTAGGGGGGTGTAGGTAAGTTTTGAAAGGAGATGACAAATTTTGGGAAAAGAAAAAGAGAAAAAGACAAAAGAAAGAAGGACTTCAAATTCAAAATACGAAAAAATGAGTCATGATGAACGTATTGAGTTTCAAAGGAAAAAGCTTAATCGACAATTTTCTTCTCTTGATAAAAAAACAAAGAATATTGTCACACCTTTAATTCAAAACACTGCTTTCATGATCGTAACTCTTGAAGAACTACAAATTAAGATTTCGCAAGAGGGAATTACAATTAAATATCAAAACGGTGCCAATCAATGGGGAAAGAAAAAGTCACCAGAAGCAGAAATGTATAACACGATGGTCAAGAATTTAACATCTATCATCAAACAGCTTACTGAACTTGTTCCAAAGGATATTGGTGTTCCTAAAAATGATGACTTTGATGACTTCTTGCAAACGAATATGTAGGTATGGTTAGAAAAACAAAACGTAGAATCATCTATCCGTTAGCATACAATCCTATACTTGAATATTTTGAAAAAATGAAGTCTGGGGAGATAAGAGTATGCAAGAAAATCTATGCGGTCTATGAAGAACTGGATAGATTGATTCATGATACCAACAGTGAATGGGAATACTCCCCAAAAAAAGCCAATCATGCTCTGGAATTTATTGAAAATTATTGCAAACATTCCAAAGGCAAAATGGGTGGGAAGCCATTTATCATGGAATTGTGGCAAAAGGCATTGGTTGCAGCAACCTTTGGTATTATTCATAAAATTGATGAAACAAGAAAATATAGAGAAGTCATTTTAATTGTTCCAAGAAAGAATGGTAAATCAACACTTGCAAGTGCCATTGGTTTATATCTTCAAATCGCGGATAACGAACCAGGTGCTGAAATTTATGCAGTTGCTACCAAAAAAGAACAGGCTAAATTGATATGGACTGAAGCTAAACGTATGGTTAATAAATCACCAGTATTGAGAAAACGTTTGAAACCTCTCGTTGGAGAAATTAAAGGAGATTTTAATGATTCATTTTTCAAACCTGTTGCTTCTGATTCGGATAGTTTAGACGGTTTGAACGTACACGGTGGATTGCTAGATGAAATTCATGCTTGGAAAGACAAAAATTTATATGATGTTATTGTGGATGGTACATCAGCACGTGAACAACCGCTTATTTTAATTACTTCAACCGCAGGAACTGTAAGAGAATCTGTTTATGACATGAAGTATGAAGAAGCAACGAAAATTCTTAATGGTTATAAGGATCATATGTATGTTGATGAAACCGTTCTTCCGATTATTTATGAATTGAATAACCGAAATGATTGGAAAAATGAAGAAACATGGATTGAAGCCAATCCAGGATTAGGAACAATCAAGAGAATCGAACAGCTTCGTACAAAAGTCAACAAAGCTAAGGCAAATGAACAGCTTGTTAAGAACTTATTATGCAAGGACTTTAATATTAGAGAAACAAATACCATGGCATGGCTAACATTTGATGATTTAAACAATGAAGCAACATACGATATCTTTGAATTGAAGCCTGATTATGGGGTTGGTGGTTGTGATATGTCACAAACAACCGACCTAACGTGTGCAACCGTATTGTTCATGGTTAAAGATGACCCAACAATCTATGTTATGCAGATGTATTTCTTACCAGCGGATCTATTGGATGAAAAAGTTGAAAAGGATGGAATACGCTATGATTTATGGCTAGACATGGGATTGTTAAGGCTCTGTGAAGGCAATCGAATAAACACAGCGGATGTCGTTCGTTGGTTTGAAGAAGTGCGTGATGAATATGGAATATATGTAAACTGGACAGGTTATGATAGTTGGTCTTCTGATTTATTTGTTCACACAATGAAAAATACCTTTGGTAAGGAATCTGTTGAACCTATTCCACAAACGAAAAAGATTCTATCTGATCCAATGCATTCTATGAAATCAGATTTACAATCGAATAAGATAAATTATAACAATAATCCAATGCTCAAATGGTGTCTATCCAACACCTCAATTGAAGTTGATAAATATGGCAATATTCAGCCATGTAAATTAAGAAATAAAAAACTTAAAATCGATGGAACAGCATCATTTTTAGATGCTTATGTGTGTCTTGAAAGACACAAGGAAGAATATATGAGTTTAGTTAACTAGAAGGGAGGTGTAAGATGATGGGATTCTTTAAAAGAAAAAATCAAACGATTGAAAGAGTCAAGTTAGTTCAGCAAAAGACAGCTAACTATTTTTCTTTTGATGGAAAACTGTTTAAAAGTGATATCGTAAGAGGATGTATTCGCCCTGATGTCAAAGCAGTTGGTAAAGCAGTTGTTAAACATATTAGAAATTACAACGGGGATTTGAAAATCAATCCTGAACCGTACATGCGGTTTTTACTGATGCAACCTAATCCGTGGATGACAATGCAACAACTACTTGAACAAGTGGCCAGTCAGTATTTTCTAAATAACAACGCATTTGTCCTGATCAATAGAGATGAAAATGATTTGCCGTATGAACTTTATCCAATAAATGCAGTAAATGTAGAAGCTATTTTTAATGAAAATGGCTTTTTATTTTACCGTTTTTTAATGAAAAATGGGCATTATTACACGTTTAATGCACTAAATGTTATTCATTTAAAGAATGATGTTTATGACAATGATATCTTTGGAAAGAGTTCATCTGATGCTTTGATGTCCATTATGGAAATTGTTAGTACAACGGACCAAGGAATTGTCAATGCTATTAAAAACAGTGGTGTTATTCGTTGGCTGTTGAAATTTAATCTGTCTTTAAAAGAGGAAGATTTGAAAAAGAATACAAAGGCATTCGTTGACAACTTTTTAAAAATCAATGTGGATGATGACTCTGCAGGTGTTGCTGCAACTGATAACAAAGCAGATGCAAAACAAATTGAACCAAAAGATTATGTACCTAATGCACTTCAAATGAAACAGTCGATTGAACGTATCTATTCTTATTTCAATACAAATGAAAAAATCGTTCATTCAAGCTTCACTGAAGACGAATGGGCAAGCTATTATGCTGCTAAAATTGAACCGTTTTTAAAACAGCTAGGTGACACATTCACAATGAAACTTTTTACACGTAAAGAGATTGCTTTTGGAAACTATATTTACTATGAAGCATCAAATGTTCAGTACGCATCGCTATCAACAAAATTAAGCTTCGTACAAATGGTTGATAGAGGTTCAATGGTTCCAGATGAATGGCGTGCATTATTCTTGATGGCTCCTATTCCAGGAGGAGATAAACCAATTAGACGACTTGATACTCAACAGGTCGGTGAAGATGGAAAAACAAAGAAGGAAGGAGGTGATGAATAATGCCGAAAATTATTGATGTAAGAGGGCCACTTATCTCTAATGATTTGAAATGGATCTATGACTGGTTCGAAATGGATGCAACATGTCCTAGAGACATTGCAGTTGCGTTAGAGAAAGCTCTGGAAACACAGGACAGTTTGATTTTAAGAATCAACTCCCCAGGTGGTTATGTCAATGTTGGTGCTGATATTTATGAAGCTATTAGAAGTAGTGATGTAGAAGTTGAAGCACGTATCGTTGGGGATTGTTGTTCGGCTGCAACTTATATTGCGTGTGCTTCAAACAAAGCAACCATGTCACCACTAGGTCAATACATGATCCATAGAAGTATGGTAAGTGGTGTTGATGGTAACGTTAATGATTTTTCTTCTATTGTTGAATCCCTAACAGAAACGGATAAGGCAATTGCAAATGCCTATGCTTTAAAAACAGGAATGTCGCAAGAAGAAATTATTAAATTAATGGATAAAACAACGTGGATGAACGCTGATACTGCTTTAAGTTATGGCTTCATCGATGAAATTTTATTTACTGATGTCAAAACCTCGGGCGGTACACCAGTCAATTTAGCTCAAATCAATGCAGTTGAAAATCATCTGATTGATGAAAACATCATTCAAGAAATGATGAAAAATAAATCAAATATTCTAGGTCAGCAAAAGGCTGACTTTTTTAATGTTCAAAAGGCGAAAGCTAGATTAAATCTATTACAATTAGGAGGAAATATTGATGAATAAAGAACAGTATTTAGAAAAAAGAAATGAATTAATGACACATGCACAAAACTTAATCAATGAAGGAAAAATTGATGAAGCAAACAAAACAATGGATTCAATTAAAGAATTAGATGTTAAATTTGAAGACATTGCAAAAGCTACAGCAAACATGAATGCTTTAAAAGATAACATTGCTGTACCAGTAAATGTTAAAAATATGTTTACTGGTGAAGGTGGAGTGGTAGATCAAACAAACATTCAAACTCAATTAACACCAGAACAAATTACAGAAAAAGAAAACAAGGAATATCGTAATGCGTTCTTCAACCATTTAATGGGTAGAGAATTAACTAATGATCAATCAACTGTTTTTGATAAAATGAATGCTACTTTAACTGCAGGTAGTACTGCTGTTGTAATTCCAACAACAACTGCTGCTAAAATTTGGAGAAAAGTTGGAGAATTATATCCTTTCTACAATGATGTAACTAAATTAAATATCAAAGGAAATTATCAATTAGTATTTGAAGATACATCATCAAATTCTGGTTTTTATGAAGAATCAGAATCAACTGATGATGGAGAAGAAACATTTGGAACATATCTATTGAGCGGATGTGAGTTATCACGTTGCATTCCAGTTTCATGGAAGTTAAAAGAAATGTCTATTGATGATTTTGAAGATTACATCATTGAAAAAATGGCCAAAAAAATGGGTGCTGGTTTAGCTTATGGTGTAATGAATGGAAAAGGTAAAAAAACACCTTCTACCAGTGAAAAAGACGAACCTTATGGTGTTATCACTGCCTTAGGAAAAGAAGATTCAACACCTCAAATCGTTGAATATACTACAGCGCCAACTTATGCTGATTTAACTAACTTATTCTCTAAAATTAAAAGTGGTTATGTTAAAACAGTTTATGCAAACAATGCTTTTATTTGGAAGGTATTAGCAAATGTAGTAAACAAAAACGGAACACCTTATTTCATTCCTGACACATCGGCAGGTGGTGTAGGTCGCATGTTTGGTGCCATTGTAAAAGAAGATGATTCAGTACCTGATGATGGTATGATTCTTGCTGATGCTACTCAATATCTTGTTAACTTCAATAAGGAAATTACTTTAGACACTGAAGATAGAAAAAAAGCTAGAGAAACCGATTATATTGGTTATGCTATCGTTGATGGTTCTCCAGTAACAAATAAAGCCTTTGCATATTTAAAAAAAAAGTAGTTAATGCAGGGCAAACTGATCCAAATACTCAATCTGGTGATAATTCTAATAAAAAAGCAGTAGAAAATGCTGAAAATGAGGATAAATAATGGATGATCTAATTGAAAAATGCCTAATTAACGCACGAATTTCAACAAAAAATGAGATGATCAAGGAGCAAATGCAAGATTTAATTCTTGCTTGCCTCGTTGACATGAAATCAAAAGGTGTTGAAAAGGCTCCTGATGAGATTCCAGATGATTTGAATTTGATGGATCCTTTAATTTTGCAAAGTATCAAGCTTTATACAAAATCTAGTATCAATACTGCTTCTAAAGATTCACAAAGGTTGATGGATCTATATATATCTTTAAGAGATTCTATGTCGCTGATGGGAGAATATAAAAATGAAGTCAATTGATTGTGTCTTAGGTAGAAAAGTAGAAAGCATAGATGAGGAGACGGGTAATGATACAACAACCATTCAATGGGATGATCATTATACTTTCTGTGAGTTTCAAAGTATTTCTAACAGAGAATTTTATCAAGCGCAAAGTACAGGTTTAAAGCCTGAAATGACATTAAAGTTATCTTCATTTGATTATCAAAATGAGTCATACGTTAAGTATGAAGATGAAGTCTATACTGTTTTGAAAACAAATCTTATTAAAGATAACACCGATGAAATTCTATTAACACTAACAAGAGGTATTAAAGATGTCAGTGCCTAAAAGTATTGTTAAAATCAAAAAAGGAGAAGTCACTTATACTTCCAGTGTTGATAGATGTGCTTATACGATTCAGGAATTATGTAGAGCTGCTTTGAGAGATACTGCAAAATTTGTATGTGCAAAATTTAGACAAAACTATTATGCAACATTTAGAAGAAGAACAGGTCGAGTAGGAAGATTTACCCAATATTGGGTAAGAAAAAGAGATATGGATCTACAAGTTGGTCTAAAACCTAATGGGTTTTATGGAGGCTTTCAAGAATTGGGAGGTTCCAAATCAGATAAGCTTGCTTTATTAACTAAAAGTGTAGAAGAAAATATCCCTAAAATCGTAGAAATACAATCTAAATATTTAAGTGCCCTAGAAGATGAAGCTAGGGCATTATCTTTAATTGATGAAAAAGAAATGGAGGGAGAATAGATGAACAAAGAGCTGTTAGAAAAATTCATTAAATCTAATATTTCTTTAGAAGAAATTCCAAAAGTATTTAATGATAGAGCTTTGCGTGATGCCGAATATCCTTACATTGTTTTAAATTCATCAAAAGGAAATACAACTAATTATCCTAGAGTCGATATTGAATTAGAAATCGATATTTGGGATAAACAATCAAATTTTTCAAGTGTCAATAAGATTGCGGATGTGATTCAAAATGCTTTGGATAGACAAAGTTTTACAGATGATCATATCGTTGGAACTTATTATCTTAATACAAGAAATAACATGGATGATGAGGATAAGACATTGAAACGTAATCACATGACATTTGATGTTGAAATTTATTTCAAGGAGGAATAATCGTGAAAAGAAATGCAACACCAACAAATATTATTTTTGGCGAAGGGGTTGTTTCAATTGATGGAAAACCAATTGGATTAACTAAAGACGGTGCGAAATTCACCGTAGAATATACTTATCGTGCAATTGAAGCCGATGGAGATAAAAAGAAGGTCAAGGGTAGAATTGTTAAAGATTCTGCAGTTGCTAAATTAGAAGTCAATCATTTAGAGGTTCTTACTGATCTTGCAAAATTACATCCAGGATTGAATGTAGATACTACAACTAAAGAAGGTTATACGATCATCCGTGGAACTAATGGAATTGATGATGAAAATGATTATCATAAAGTAAGTTTCAAAGGAAAAACAAAAGATGGCCGTGAATGTGAAGTTGCAATTGATGAAGCTATCAATCTTGAAAACCTTGAATGGGAATTTAAAGATAAAAATGAAGTTGTTGATAAAGCAACATTTGAAGGTGTTGAAGATGAAGAAGATGATGGAACTGATGAAGGATGGTCTATCACATATAAAACAGAGGCAGGTAAATAGATATGAGAAAAGCAAATATGAATGATCTATTCCAAATTGCAAGATTAGTTACAAAATTAGGTATTAAAGATGATATCTTTGAGGCGCAAAAAGGGAAAGAAGATGTTGAACAAATCGGATTTGATGTTATTTTTAAAATCTTTGAAAAAGCAACTACTGAAGATATTCAAAATGAAATCTATGAAATTCTTTCAGCACCTTTTGAAATTCCAAAAGAAGATATCGGTAGATTAGAGCCTGATAAACTTATTGAAATGTGCAGTAAATGTTTCAATTTAACAACAGTAATAAATTTTATCAAACGAGTACAGCCGATGATTCAAGCATAGAGGATGTGCTCGATTTAATTTTAAAAAGATATTCTGATGTCAATTTCATCATGAGTATGGAGCACACAGAGGGATTCAATCTTGTTCTTAAAGCGTTAGAAAATGATGCAAAAGAAAGATTGTTCAATCAATGGCTTCATGACGATGCTCGATATGAAAAGAGTTTTGATGATTATTATCAGTCATTCATTCCATATCAAAAAACTACACCTGATGAAAGACGCAGAATTCTAGAAAAATATGGAGGTGATGCAATTGGAAGTATTTAAATTATTTGGTTCAATCCTGATTGATAATACTGCTGCCAATAACTCACTCAAAAAAACTGATGAACAAGCCACCTCATCAGGAAACAAAATGGTTTCTATGTTCAAAAAAATCGGTGGTGCTTTGATTGCTGGATTTTCTATCCAAAAAATTAAGGAATTTGGAGCTGAATGTACAGAAGCGTATAAAGTTCAAGCGGAAGCTGAAAAAAAGCTAGAAACTGTTATGAAACAAAGAATGGGCGCAAGTGACAAATCTATTCAATCAGTTAAGGATTTTGCTTCGGCACAACAGAAACTTGGAGTTGTTGGTGACGAAGTTCAATTAGCTGGTGCTCAACAACTGGCTACATTCTTAAAAACGGATGGTGCTTTAAAAACATTGATTCCAGCAATGAATAACCTCGCAGTTCAACAAAACGGAGTCAATGTATCTAGCGGTAATATGGTTTCTCTTGGTAACCTTATGGGTAAAGTTATGAATGGATCTACAAGTGCTTTAAAAAAAGTAGGTATTTCATTCAGTGAAGCTGAAGAAAAAGTATTGAAATATGGTACTGAAGAGGAACGAGCCGCCATGCTTGCTCAGGTTATTACTAACAATGTTGGTAATATGAATGAAGAAATTGCAAAAACCGATGATGGTAAGCAACAACAGTATAAAAATAGACTCGGTGATATAAAAGAAGTTATTGGACAAAAACTGATCCCACTTCAAACAGCATATTATGGTATTTTAGCCCAAGTTGGAACATTTCTTGCTAACATACTACTTCCTGTTATTGATACAGTCAGTTCAATGTTTGGTAAGTTTACAAATTCAATCACTTCTAATACGGATGTATCGAAGAAATTCAATGATTTATGGAACGCCTATGGTATTCCTATTTTTAATGCTCTAAAACAGGCAGGCTTAACACTTTACAATAGTTTCAATATTGTATGGCCGTCTATTCAGAAGCTTATTTCAAATATGTTTGATGCTTTTAGCTTAATTTGGAATGGGGTAGGAGTTCCTATTTTTTCATTCATTTCATTCTGTGTTGTACAACTCTTTGGTATTTTCAACCAGTATTTTCCTGTTGTTGCTAACATTGTAAAGGATGCCTTTGATATCATTAATAGGGCATATACTAATATTTTTAAACCAATTATTGATGTTATTGTGATTCTTGTACGTAATGTTTTACTTCCAATTTGGACTGTTCAATTCGGTATATTCAGTGGAACAGTTAAAGCTGCTTTTGAATATGTTTCAAGATTATGGAATGGAACATTAAAACCTATACTGAATGGAATCATTGATTTTATTACAGGTGTTTTCTCAGGTAATTGGTCGCAAGCATTTAATGGTTTGAAATCAATTGCACAGGGAATTTTTGAAGGAATTAAAACAGTTATCACTGCTCCAATTGAAAAAGCAAAGAATATTATTAGCGGTATCATTGATTCAATTAAGGGGTTCTTTAATTTTAAAATCACGTGGCCAAAGATTCCACTTCCTCATTTTGCTGTAAAACCAAAGGGTTGGGAGATTGGAGATCTATTAAAAGGTAAGATTCCTTCTCTTGGAATCGATTGGTACGCGAAAGCCATGGATGATGGTATGGTTTTAGAAAAACCTACAATTTTTGGCGCTGCTGGAGGTAAACTTCTGGGAGCAGGAGAAGCTGGAAGTGAAACTGTTGTTGGAACAAAATCTCTTATGAACATGATCAATGAAGCTTCCAACAATGGAAATAAAGAATTATTGCAGGTATTACATCAAATTAAAGACTATTTGGCTGATGAAGATAGATGGTATCGTATCATGTTGAAAGCTTTAGCAGATGGTTCTTTAGCAATTATTCTTGATGGGCGTGAAGTAGGAAGGGTGATTAGAAAATATGCGTGAGAATTTAATACATGTAAACAGTAGAAATGAAGTCTTAGATTTCAAAAAACTGGGTACTCTTGTTAATTATAATGAGTTACGTGATTATGAATGGTCATATTCTTCTGAAAATAACGTTATTACAGGCTTTACAAAGGGAATAGTCAAGAAAACTATTCCTTTTGTTTTTTTCACAAACGAAGATAAGGCCGATGAAATTAAAAATAAATTCTATGAGCATTTTGATGTGGATGTTTTAAGCGAAGAACCAGGCTATTTTAAAATTGGAGATTATAAATACTATTGCTATCTTACAAAGTCAAAGAAAACCAATTATCTGATTGATAAACGTTATCTAGAGTTAAGCGTTGAAGTCACAACTGATAGAGCTGAATGGATCAATGAGAAAACTTTAAATTTAATTATGTATAGTGATAAAAAAAGTCACTCCAAAGAGAAAAAGTACATCTATAGTTATCCTTATATCTATTCAAATCAAAAAGGTGTCGTACAAGTCAACAATGACTCATTCATTTCATGTGATTTTATTTTAAGAATATATGGGCCGTGTTCTAATCCTTTTGTAAAAATTGGTCAAGTTATTTATCAGGTTAATTCAACATTAACAAATGATGAATATTTAGAAATCAATACAAAAGAAAGAACGATTTTTGCATATTCAAAATATGGAGAAAAAAGAGATCTGTTTCATTTTAGAGGAAAAGAAAGAAGCAATTTCTTTGAAAAGTTTCCTTCAGGAACAAGTACGGTTGCATGGAATGGTATGTTCAAAGCTGAATTGATTATCTATGAAACACGAGGTGAGCCTAAATGGATCTAGATTTTATTTATACTGATTCGAACTATATTGAACAAGGGTATTTAAAAAATTCGTCACTTGATATAGAGGTTGGAAAATACGGAGATGCAACAAATGATTATCAGTTAGAAGTATCCGTTTCTTCATGGGATAGAAAATTTGACAAAGGTTCATTGTTCTTTTCTAACGAGAGTGAATTTGGTGGAATCGTTGAAGGTAAAAAAGTGGATACATCTAAAAATACTATTACCTTTAAAGGTAAGACATTTAGAGGTGTTTTAGAAAAAGAATATGTTCAGCCACCCAATGGACAAGCGTATTTCAATGCAAATGGAGAAGCAAATACTCTTATCAACACATTGATAAAAGATAGATTTGGTTCTCTTTTTTGTGTAGATAATATTGGGTTGAGTGACATCACAGTTAATTATCAAATAAGGGATATCAATTTACTAGAAGCATTGGAAAAAATGCTTTTAAAAGCGGATATTCCTTCAAGATTGGATATCAACTTTTATGATGGTCAAGTTCATTTACAAGCCATTCCAATTGTTGATTTGAGTGAATTATTACAGTATGACAATTCATATGGAGTTACTATGATTGCTGAAACACCAGCTAATTCTTATAATCATATTTTGTGTTTGGGAAAAGGAGAATTAACAGAAAGATTAAGAGTCAATCTATATCTTCAAAATGATTCTTCCTGGTCGACAAGTGAAAATAGTAAATTTAAAGGATTATCGAGAAAAACATATCTTTATAACAATACGACGGAAGAGGACACATCTAAATTAATTGAAAGTGGAATAGATTCTTGTGAAAAAGCAAATGGAACTGAAAGTATTTCAGTTAATTTCACGACTGATGAAGCTTCTCTTTTTGATATTGTTGGAGCAAAAGAAGAAATTACAGGATTGTCATTTAAACAACCAATTACTAAAAAGATTTTAAAAGCTACTATTACGAGTAGTATCACAACAGCAAAATTTGAGTACAAGGTAGGTGATTAGATGTTAGAAAGTATTACATTAGATCAATCAGAAGTAAGTGCTGAAATTGATGCGTATATTCATCATGTGTGTTTTGGCAAACAAGGTGTTTTTGAATACGGTGAGCAATTACGCTGTGAGATCGTAAACAATAATCTTTTGAAAATCTATGATGGTCTTTTCATCAATCAAGGACGTTTTAACAGAATTGTTCCAGGAACATATGAAGAAGTCAAAATAGCAAATGGTGTTGTTGATTCAACACGTTACGACCTCATTGTTTCGCATTTTGAAACTGATGGAATCAATGAAACACATGATATAAGAGTCATTCAGGGTGATGATGAGGGAAATATCCCATCGCTCCAAACGGGTGATACATTCAATGGAGCAACCGTTAATGAATTACTTTTATATACGATTAAACTTGATGGAATCAACATTGAAAGCGTAACAAAAGGATTTGATACGATTTCACAGTTAAAAAAATACATGTCGGTAGTATCAAAAGGTGACGGATATGTAGAAGTGGAATTCGATACAGATTAATTAAGGAGGTAAAAACATGAATTTATTTGAATTAACCCACACCCGCACATGTGCGGGGGGGGTACAAAAACCGCAACAAAAAAACTTCAAGATTGGAGGACAATGTAGTCCTTCTTTCAATGAAGGGTGGTGTCAAGCTAGATAGCAATAAGACACGTGATAGATTATGAAACAACAACTTGTAACTGTTGAAATGTTAAAAAAATTTGGAGAAGTTCAGGAAACAACAGGATCAACAAAAGGAGAATTAGGAACTGAAATAGGATTATGTGGTTTAACTTTAGAAAAAGGATATGTGTATGAGGTTACTACAGTAGTCAGTCAAAGTACTTCTAATCAAAATGCAATTAACAATAACATAAAAGGTACGAATTGTTCTGTTAGAGGACGAGTAACAGTTGGTTATGCTGGTTCTGGTGGAGGTGTATCAAATAGCGCAATTGTTATAGCTAATCAAAACAATGCAAGCGTTTTATGCACGACTTATATTTATGATAATTCGGTTATCTATAATGGTTATATTAGAGCAAGAAAAATCGGGATTGTATAATCTATCACATATGCTATTCAGCGTTTGCTATGCATGAAAAATTAATGACATTATATGAAAAGAATATTTTGAAAGAATTATATTATAGTGATACTTATTATTTTAAAATTGATAAAGCGTATATTAAAAACGGGATGGTTTATATCCATGGCTTATTTTTAAATACGTTATCTACAGAGCCATACACATGTAATTTTATTCCAAAAAAATATGCTCCAAAGGATGATGAAATTTTAAAAATATCATATCCAGCAAAAGAAGATATTGGAAAAGTGACAGCAAAATGGATTACACGCAGTGGTAATTTAGAAATATGGCTTAATGAAAAATTATCATATAATATACATTTTCAAATAACATATCCTTTAAATATTTAGACACCACATACATTAAAAAATGTATGAAAACTAAGTTATTAGAAAGTGATTATGCAAATAAAACATTTGCAGATAAAAATGTTTTAGGTCTACAACAATATGCACCTTTATCTACAAATGCGTTACAAATAGATATTAAAAGTGGTAGTTGGAATGGAAAAGTGGAAGCAATTAGAACAGGTGATGTTTCTAAAGTTCAAAATTTCTTTATCAAAAGCGGAACTGTTGTAGCTTTGAAAAGACAGTATATTATTTCACAAGGTCATGCTTATGTTGATATAGACATGGTCTATCCGTTCCCATATACAAAATGGAGAAATGTCTATAACAACGGCTGGGGTGGATGGAAATTGGTGTTTGGTGATGTAGATATGAACAGTAAATTATTAG